TAACTATCTCTCCATCTTCTACCTCAAACTCTGCACCCCAACCTTGCTCCTCTTCATAAGAATAGCTGAAAGTAGGTATGTCTTTAGATAGAAGCTCTATGATACTATCATCAATCGGCCCCCATGCTGAGGTAAATCTGTACATTCCGTCATCGCACTCGTTGTCATAACAACCCCACTTTGTACCCCAATTCTTGTAGGCCCAGTCGTACCAATTGTCATACCCATAATTATCTAATAGGTATTGTCTTCTGTCTTTTGTGATTGGATAAGACTTAAACTTGGCAGTCTCGTTTTCTTTCATTTGCTTTGCATATTCCTTCTCAGTCACTACTCTAGTCGGACTAGTGGTCTGTACTAATTCTTCAGGCATTGGCCTGTAGTATCTACATAGCCCTACTTTGGCTATCTCTTGTAGTTTTTTCTCGTACTTTTCTTGCACAGTTATCCATGCGTAACAATGATTTGGCATAATTTAATTGTTTTTATTTAAGTTAATTGTTTTGTTGTGCGTGTTCCCATACCTCTGTATGTAATAACTCATCTACATAATTCCAATAGAACTCTGTGATGTTCATTCCGTTTAAATATACACTAGTTATATCCATGTCTGCTTCAGGTGGATTGTCGTGTGTGCCACTACTATAAGAGTAAGTATAGTTTATACTCATTTCGTATTGGTCTTGTTCGATGGTATATGTACCGTTTTTATCTATGCTCAAGAGTCTTAACATGATGCCCATCCAATGAATACATAGTGCGTATCTGTTTCGTAATACACACACTCTCTCTTATCTATGTTATCCAATGCATCATCATAGGCATCGTCATCTTTAGGTTCAGGTATCTTACCTTCCAACGTGCAGGTAGTTATTGTCCCGTTGTACGAATCGTGCCCGTGCTCGTGCAATTCATCTTCTCTTAAAGATTGGTAGGCTTCTCTTGCTGATTTGTAATTCTTTTTACTCGCTGTGTAATGAATGTTTGTTGCTCCCATAATTTCTATTTATTTTATTTGATTATTTGGTGTATGACCTTCTGCTGCTGCCATAATGTCAATCTCTTCAAAAATCTGTGAAGTCACCCAACTTGATGTCATCGTATCTTCTAAGACATCTAAGGCTTCTTCATCACTTACATCGTAGCTTTGTTTAACATCATCTACGTGCCATAAATTTGCTGTAAAATAACCTTGAGATTCAAGGTATTTTTTTGCTGTTTCAATCTTTGATAATCTTAATTCTTCTGTAAGTATTCCCATTATAATTGATTTAATTTATTAATACTATCACTGAAATCTACTCCAGCAATCACATTGGATTTTGACTCTTTACATCCTTCCATTCCTACCCATTGGTCGTAACTTCTGTAGCCAACACGCACATAAATAATAGACTCCAATGACGCTATGATTTTGCCATTGATATTGCATACTAATCTCATTTCTTCTTCGGTTGCGATGCTCATTACATCGTCCCATACTTGATTAAATTTCTCTTTACTCATTCTAATTGTTTTAAAGTTATTTATTAAACTCTTTAATGAATTCGACCACTGCTTTGTATGTCGTATTAAGCTTACTCCCTATTGTTTCTGAATGAAATAACTCTTCTAAAGAATGGTCAGCAGTTATCTTAACTCTATTTTCGGAAATAATAAATTCAAAACCAAAGTTTTCAATCTTCTCAACTACTGGCATCAGCCAATTCCAATCGTTGTGGTATTTTAAGTAAGAAAAATCTCCTTTTGTACCCAAGTCGGGATATTCCATAAATTCTGCTATAAGTTCATTGCTTTCTGTCTCTATCTTTATAGTTTTAATAAATTGTACTGCTTCTTCGTGTACCTCATGTATGTCATATCCTATCGGCTGAGTTACCTTTCGCCACATACCAACGGTGTCGGGGTGTACTTGAAGTTTTATCTTTTTAAGTACGGGCATCAGCCAATCCCAAGAGTTGTGGTAGTTAGGTGTAACATATTTGCCCATCTCTTGATAGTCTTCTATATCCATAAATTCTGCAATCAATCTATTTTCTTTCATCATATCGTATATATTGTGTGTTCATCTTTACCTCCTCCAATGAATCCTGCACCCCCATCGTTACCCTCATCATCTGATTGTAACACTAAGTATGTTCCATCTGTAAACATTATAGCTAGTGGTCTCTTGTACCAACCCATATCGTCTGCCTCATCTCTTGTCATGTATCTGCAAGAGTCTACTTTCTTTCCTTTCAAGATTTTCTCAAACCTTGCCGAGTGTTTTTCATCTGTTGTTTTCATTATAATTAAATTAAGTTGTGCCTACTGTTTAGGGTGTCGGCTTATCCCTTTGTTCACTCCTTCGTTCACACTCATCCTTTTACAAGGATGTTGTAGCCAATTAGTATCTTCTTGATGTTGGACGGGTTCTGTGTGTTAAAAATTTGTTTGTTTTTAAATCTTTAATTTCACTAGGCCTCACAAGCTCTTGTTTTCCTGTTTTATATTCTATTATGCAAATATCAAAACCGTAATGTAATATATTAACTGGTTGGTTATTATATAAAAAATTCATAACTATACTATTTTAAAGGTTGTTAAATTGTTTAATGTGTTGTTATAATATTTCTTTAACCGAACTATTATAAGCTTGTTTATCTCTATCCTTTCCTTATAATACAAAGTCAGACTAAAGGAAGTACCCAAGTCGCTGTCTTCATCTTTTACGTGCTTACTATTTCTTAAATTGTAGCTTTGCACTTGATTTATAAGTTCTAAAATTCTTACTAGTTTTTCTAAATTGTTTAATTTTTCTTGATACATGTTTTTAATGTTTGTTTAATTAAATTATACCCTCGTCTCCAAAACTAAAATACTTTAAAGACTCATCTTCTTTAGGTGTTAGTATTATATGGTCTAATACTCTAACATCTAAAAATTGTAACCCCTTTTTTATTTTCTGTGTAATTTCTTTATCTGCGTGGCTTGGTTCTAATTTTCCACTTGGGTGATTATGTACTAATATTACAGATTTTGCCATTGATTGAACAACATATTTAGCGATAACTAAAGCATCAACTATAGTACCTGCGATTCCTCCTTGAGATATTTTAACATAGCCAATTGTATTGTTTGCGTTGTTTAGCATCAACACGAAAAAACTTTCAATAATATCGATATCATTTTCGTAAAAACAATACGCATAATTTGCAGCGTCTGAAGATTTTGTTATTTTAATTTTTTTGAAATCTGTTTTCTCTCTTATTAAAGAAAATTTAGGAATATTTGTTTTGTATTCTTTTGTCGTTGTCTTCATCTTTTTAATGTTTGTTTAATTCAATTATAAAAAATACTACCCACGTTAACATATAGGCTATAGCTAACATAATACCTACCGATGCTAAGAACCAAACACTTAATCGTAATAGACTAGGTCTGGGGTCTGTACTCATTCTCATAGACTTCTTCAGATACTCCTTTCGTGTTAGCACCTCTACTCTTTTTGTACTGCTTCCGTCTACACTTACGTGTTTAATGTGTAGACCCGTTGATGTAATTGTGTTCTTCATAATTTATATATTAATCTTTGTGTAACATTATTGTTCCTGCATCGTTCCACTCTGCAAACCAACCTCTATATACTAACCATTCGTACATAGTGTTATGTACCCCGAATGTGTATTTACTATAGTTCTCTGTGTAGTAGTCAAACATATTTAATCCGTCTTTCATCTCTACGCTGTCCTCACCACTCAACCAAACTCCACCTGCCTCTCCGTTGAACTCTTCTGTCGTGCTTACAAAATCTATGTTCCACTTTGTAAACAATTCTTTAATCAATTTGTCTCTACTCATCTTAATAATGCTAATTTCATTCCTAAAGAATCTAAGTTTGTAACTTCCCTAACTATCATATCAGGCTTTGGCTTCCCTTTTGTTAATCTAAAAAGTTCGTCCGTTGCATCTGCAAGGTTTACAGCTTGTATTAATGTTACTTCATTTCCGTTTAATGCTACAAAATTTTTCATAATTTCTAATTGTTTTTATTTATTAATAACATTGCTTTCTTGATACTTTTCTCTACTTGTTCGAACTTCTGAATCTTCTTGGCTTCAGCCCAGGTGCATCCCTCTATTCTACTGATCGATTCAATCACTTCATTTCTCTTTTGTATTAACTTAATTGTCGTAGCGAATTCTCCCACTCGCACACGAATTATCCTCTTTCTTGTTCCCATTATTTTCTATTGATTTATTTATTGATTAGATGGCATGGAGGGATTCGAACCCTCAGCAGTCCTAGCTACATGCCAAACATATTACCTTGATACATTCCTTTCTTCCCAATATTGTATCTCTGTAATATCGTTTCTCTTTTCTCTTTACAACATAGACTCTTCACTTGCTAGGTGTGTCTGTCTATCTGTTTTAGTAATTGCGAGAGGCAATTTTACGGCTCTCTACTATATCGAAATTATAGTTTACTCTATGCTTTATAGGTAGTCTTGATACTTTACCCATACATAGCCTCTACCTCATACAATTTGGTAGGTTATCAGTTATCTAAATACGACAGCTGCAGGCATTGCCATACGTGTACAAGGTTTTTTTTGATAGCCTAGCTTTGGCATAGGTTACCCCTTGAGGTGCTTTGTATTTCGTTGTAATTTTTACGCGCTTGGATATTTGTTTTGAGTTTCATCTTGAGTTTAGTAAGGGTATAGTTTACCCTTGTGTCGTATAGGTGCCGACTCTCTTTATCTACTAACTAACAATAGAATTGTTTCAAATATCCAATATGTCAAAGAACGAGACTTTAAAAACTTTTACGCTTGTACGCTTGGCGATACAAAAACATTTTCAAAATCCTACTTACTAGAATGTAGGCTTTGCCATACATTAAAGAAGTGCAATTTTTAAGACTTTTTTTGTCTATAGAAACCCCCCAAAATATAGTTTTGCAACGCCCTAAAGACGTTTAAGGGGGTTTTT